TGTCCGTCATAAAAATGTTCCATTAGTTGTACCCTTTACTATCATCAATTAAAATGCATTCGTCGCACTCACACTCTGTACAAGAATCACAGGTTAGACAACTGTGTCCGCAGTGAGGTTTGCAATCGCATTTACATCTAGAAGTGAATCTTTTATATTCTTGATAGTTATCCATATATTTTTCCATTATAAATCTGCTATTGGTTTTTGTTTTTTCAGTGCCTTAGAAAGAGACTGTCTTTCTTCGACTATTTTTCCTGCAATAGTAGCTGTAGAATTATTGTTGATAAAACTGCCTATCTGATTATGTCTTGTATTTTCTGGATTAGTAGGTAAACCATCTTCCGGTTTATTTGTCATTGTCATTCTAACATTGCTTTCAACATAGACCCAACTATTTCCGTTAAATCTAAACAATCGATTTGGCAAATAATCTGTTCTTAAATGATATGCACCTCTTACCGGGTTAAACGGGTAATCAATGCCAAAGGTATACGGTGCGCCATTTGCAGGTTTGCCATCGCCTTTTAAGTAACTTATATACACGTCTTTATTTGGATTTACAAAAACAGAACTTGCATCAATAGTATGATCGTCAGTACTTGCGTCTGCATCAGTATCTGTTACATCTGCAACATCTAATCTTCCTTGATCGTCTATTGGCAGGATATAAAATTGTTCAGTATCATATCCGCTTAATCCTGCATCTTCCTCTGCCTGGGCGATAATTTGATTATTAATTTCAATATTCTTGTTGTAAGTTGAAAGAACATCTCTAAGAGAGTTAACTCCATCCCCTGCATCGCTGTCTAATATTTGTTTAAATTCCTGACTATCAACTAATGGCTCGCACTTAGCACGTAGTAAATGAGGATACCATGTTTGACTATACCCTGTGGCTGCACGAGTAATATCAGTTACAACATAAAATCTTTTTAAGGCCACCATATCGTCGCCGAGACCGTATTCATCTTTTAAATGGGGAAGTTCTAAAACGTCTCCACTCATCAGTTTACGCCCAAGTAAATCTACAATGGATTTTAAGTGAAATGTAATCATTACATTATCGTTAGTTAAAAAGAATCCAAACTGTTGCAGATTAAAATCAATGTCTTGCATTGTATATATTCCCCGAATTACATATACATCTGGGGCATATTTCCTATCCCTGTTTTCCATAAAAAGTACATCTTGGATTCCTAGTTCAGGGACAGAATTTCCATTAACGGGAGTTGAAGGCGTTGCCTGCCCAGCTTCGGGATCTTGGGGGCCTAAATATTTGTGAATAAAAACATCCGTGCCGCCCACTTGAAATTGTTCATTAATAACACGATCAAGCATTCGGAAATCGTTGCCTTTTTCAGGACGGTAAAGTGATAGTCTTGGCATAGTTGTATATTTATAGCTAAATATTGCTATGAGCGAACTTGAAACAGAAAAACAAAAAGTCATAGAATACATACAAACCATGCTAGGAGACGGCATGATTGATGTAGAATTAGACCCCAAGCACTATAACATTGCTATAGACCGTGCCCTAAACAAGTTTAGGCAACGGAGTAGTAATGCAGTAGAAGAAAGTTTTGGATTTTTAACATTACAAACTGATGTTAACGAATACACCTTGTCCCAGGAAGTAATGCAAGTTCGACAAGTTTTTAGAAGATCGGTGGGTTCTAGAACAGGCGGCGGCGATGGCGGAACGTTATTTGAACCGTTTAATTTAGCCTATACAAATACATATTTGTTAGCCAGTACTCAAACGGGTGGCATTGCAACATATTATATGTTTGCAAGTTATCAGAAAGAAATTGGAAAAATGTTCGGATCCTACATTAACTTTGATTGGAATCCGACTACAAAAAGACTGAGAATTACCCAACGTCCACGTGGCGAAGAAAATGTCCTATTATGGATGTATAATCATAAACCTGATTTTATCCTTCTACAGGATACATTTGCAAATCAATGGCTTAAAGACTATGCACTGGCCACATGCAAAATGATGCTAGGTGAAGCAAGAGAAAAGTTTCAAACTATTGCAAGTCCGCAAGGCGGAACAAGTCTTAATGGCACTGCTTTAAAAGCAGAAGGCAAAGCCGAAATGGAAACATTAGAACTTGACCTTGTAAATTACAAAGACGGTGGTACTCCGTTAACTTTTGTAATTGGTTAATTCACTTGTTGACACTGTAATCTGCACGTAATATAATTATAAGCATCACGATTGGGGATATTATGATTATTGGATTTGTGGGTTTTATTGGTTCTGGCAAAGACACTGCCGCAGACTATCTAGTTAACTTCCACGAATTTAGACGAGATTCTTTTGCTAATACACTAAAAGATGCTGTAGCTCATGTTTTTGGATGGGATCGAACTATGCTAGAAGGCCGTACAAAACAAGCCCGCGAATGGCGAGAACAGATAGATCCTTGGTGGGCAGAACGTTTGGGTATGCCCAATCTTACTCCGCGTTGGATTCTACAATATTGGGGCACCGAAGTTTGTCGGCGAGGATTCCATGATGATATTTGGATTGCCAGCTTAGAAAATAAACTACGAAATTCAGAAGACAATATTGTTATCAGTGATGTTCGATTTCCTAACGAAATCAAAGCTATTCATAATGCAGGCGGAAAAGTAATACGCATCAAGCGTGGCCCAGAGCCCGAGTGGTATCAATCTGCGGTAGACTTTAACAAAGGTCCTAACGGAAATGTAGGATGGGCAACCGGAAGAAGCCGCCTTGAAAAACTAGGCATACACGCTAGCGAAACTGCCTGGGTAGGCGGCAACATAGATGTCACTATTTCTAATGATGGGTCAATTGACGACCTATTTCAAGCAATTAAAAATCAGGTGTAAGATCACCCTGCTTCCACGGTGCTTTAAGTTTATGTAATATTCTTTGGCAATTTGCACATACAGATTTTAGGTTAGAGTATTTGCAGTTATTAATATCCCCATCTACATGATAAACATCAAATTGTGCTAGGTCCTTTCCCTGAAAGCCGCACTTATCACAGACTGTTTTTTTCTTATAGCCAGACCTAATCCACGACGGCCGGTCTGTTTTAAAATCTTTAGCACAATGATCACACACTGATCTATAATAGACCCTGTCTTCTTTTTTGTAATTGACCGCAACAGGCCGCCTTTGACATTTTTTACAGAGATCTCTCATATACCGCCCTTTTTCATCCCTTTTATCTAGTATTTAAGCCGGTAGTTTTTATCCATTACCACTAAATATAAGAAAGAAAAACCATTTATGGGAGATTAACAAATGGCTCTAAATTCACCAGGCGTACAAGTAAGCGTAATCGACGAAAGTTTTTACTTACCAGCGGCTCCGTCTACTGTACCATTAATTTTTGTTACATCGGCGGCTAACAAAGAAAATGCCAGCGGCACAGGAACTGCACCGGGCACATTGGCTGCAAATGCAGGTAAAGTATATCTGATTACTAGCCAACGAGATCTAACTGATACATTTGGCACGCCATTATTTTATACAGACAACAGTGGAAATCCAGTTCACGGTGGCGAACAAAACGAATACGGTCTACAAGCCGCATATTCTGTACTAGGAGTAAGTTCTAGAGCGTATGTTGTTCGTGCAGATATTGATACAAGTCAATTAACTGCATCGAGCAGTATGCCAGAAGGTTCACCTGTAAATGGAACATATTGGATCGATACGTCAAATACAAAATTTGGTGTTTTTGAATGGAACAAAACTACTGGAACATTTACTAATAAAGTTCCGTTAGTAATCGATAATGACAACTACGCTACAACTACAGTTAGCGGATTAGGAGTTACACCAAAACCAAGTTTTGGATCAAACGGACAATATGTCATAGTTATTACCAGTGACAATTCTAATACATTGTGGTACAAAAACTCAAGCGGAAACTGGGTAGCAGTAGGTAGTGATGTTGAAGCAGGATTTACTGCGTCGTCTACCTTCTCTAGCACAAGCTGGAAAACTAGCCACCCTGTTATAGTTGGTACTAAATCAAGTCCAGACCTAACAGGATACAATACAAACACATTAGTAATTAACGGAGAAACTATCACATTTTCTGGTACAACTATTGCTAATCTTGCTACAAGTATTAATTCAGCAATGCGTACAAAAGGTGTCGGCGCAAGAGTTAACACT